GGCCTGCTTCAATCTCTCAGCTGCGTCTACCCACTGCTCCGCCGAAACTGCTTCGGTAAGGGGCCAGTATACGTGCACCCCACGGCCACTGTTGACCATGAGTGGTTTAGGCAAAGAGAGTTGTTTGCAGAAAGCGCGTAGCGCATCGACGGCCAGAGCCTGCGAAGGATATTCTTTCGAGGGTCCACAATCCAGATCGAGGAACAGGGACTTCAACTCGTGGGCGTTTATACCCTTACGGCTTGTCGGCTCTTTGTATGTACTCAGAGCGAAGTATACGTCAAATCCATCGGCGTCGAACTTCTGTGCGGCGCGCTCTACTTCCTCAAGGGTATCGTAGAACTTCTGGATACGGGCGTCTTCTTTGCTCTTGGCGGCGAACATGCAGTAGTGCCCGTTGTCACTAAGTACGCCCCCCAAAAAATCTAATGTGTTCATTGCTGCTGCTCCAAAAATATGTCGTGGCGGGCTCTCGAAAGGGTAACAAACCCGCCACGACTACCTATCGTTTTAAACTAGGCGAGTGACCCCTCAATCGTCCCAGTCGTCTACAATAGAAGCAAGATCGGCCTCGTTAGCAGAGGGAGCAGCTACCTCTTTCTTCTTGGCGACCTTCACCGGCTCAGGGGCAGCGTCGATATCAATCTCGTCTTCTGCCACTGCACCATCACGCTGGGTCTGTACCTTGTCGGTTTGGGACACAGTCAGCGTAATTGCTTTGATAGCGTCTTCGCTATCTTTCATAGACACAGCTTGCTGCAGTTCTTCTTCAGTCAACGGACGGACTGGCTTGAAGAACAGTTTCGGCGTGTCGCTGTTTTCGTCAAAATACATCTGTGTGAGCACAGCGATGGAGGGCGTCTTGTGCGCCTTGAGGTACTTAGCGTACGCTTGCATCCCCATCTTGCCATCCTTGGCTTCGCCGAAAATGGATGTAGCTGGCAGTTGTAATTGATACACGGTGTCATACTCACCTTCGAGCAGTACAGCAACGCGCTGGTTGTACCGGCAGGCACGGCTTTCACCTTGGCCCGAACCTTTGATGTTCTGTGGGCAGTCCATGCAGCGTGACGCTTGACGTGTTGCAGCGGGTACTTCAGCCGCAGGCTTTTGTGTATCAGGCGACCAGCATGCGGGTGGAGCAGGGTTCTCAGGATCGTACGCACCTTGATAGAATGTGCGGGACAGCTTCGCAGCGTTAATGATGACCACATTCAAGATGCCATCACTCTTAACATTGACCTGCTCACCACTGACCATTTGGCGGAAACGTCCACCGCGTAGACTGATGCGGTTTGAACCACCGCCGCCACCACCGCCAGCAAGATTGTCATCTGCTTCTTGTAGGGACTTAAACAAATCACTGCTCACGAGGGAATTTGTACCCTCAAATAGTGCCATGTCTGACATATTATTCTCCGTTCGTTTTTGTTAAGGTTCTCATTTGAGCTTTTTTTGTTGCAGCAGTCAAGGCCGCTTCTATTTCGGGGATGCGGAACCTATAAACTTCCCCGACTTTGAGGTAGGTACTTGCAGGGATATGTCCTGAGCGTACCCACTTCCGAATGGTAGACACAGATACTAGGAAGTACTCTGCTACCTTGTGAATATCGACGTACGGCGTCTTTTCTTCTGTCATTTTTTCCTCACAGAAATAGTATACTCCGAGTCCACGTTGAGCCCTGCCGGTAGTAGGTCAGGGTTTTCCTCTATGAACTGGCGTACATGGGTTTGGTTAAGCCGCTTCTCGAAGAACTCTGGGACGTTATGTGCCAAGATAAACTCGTGCATAGATTCCCAATCGCTCGTCCAATACCGCTGCTTAACTGTACGGTAAAATAGGCCCGATGCAGTACGGACACTATCGACTTCATGTTCTTTGCAGTACGAAAGCAAAGCGAGCTTCACCTTGTCTTGCTGCTCTCGGAGTTTGCCTTCCTCTTCTTTGTACTTGGCAGTTAACTCCGAACGCTTGTCACGTATCTTCGCGTACGTTTTAACCAGCTTCTCCACTGACACTGTCATGTCGTTCTCCATATTATCGTTGTGTATCCCTTATATGGTGAAGTATCGTGGTTAGTCAAGTATTTCCTTGTACAAATCTATCATAGCTGAATGTATATTGATGCGATCGTCCAGCATCTTGTATATACGCTTCTCCGCAGGGGAGCCAGCCAGTTGGATTACAGTACATTTATGCTTCTGCCCCGACCGGTGTATACGAGCGTTGGCTTGTAAGTAGGTCTCCAAGGAAGAAGTCGGCCCCCACCACACTATTGTGTTCGCTGCAGTCAAGGTTACACCATGCGCGGCGGACTGCGGCTGGATCACCAACACTCTCGGATCAGGTTTGTTCTGGAAGTCGTCGAAGATTGCTGTGCGATTAGCTGCAGAAACATCTCCTCGTATGACCTCAGACGTGATGCCGTCAGCTCGGAGCTTACTGACTAGCATATCAATCGTATGCCGAAACGGCACGAACACGAGAACCTTCTGGCTGCTCTCGTCGATAGTTTCTCGGAGTGCTTGATAACGGCTCTTGATGTCGAACTCTATCGAGTCCCCCTCGTCGGTATATACGGCACCTGCACTGATCTGCAGTAGCTTGTTCATGTTGATCGCGGCGTTTGCCGAACTCACGGATTCGCCAGCCACCTGCATGAGCATCTGCTTCTTCAGCGTTTCGTAATACTTCTTCTGCTGTGCGGTCATTTCGACGAAGCGTTTGGTGTATACCATGTCTGGCAGATCAAGGCACTCGTCTTTGGTAAACCTGATCGCAGGTTGCAACGCTCTGAACACTGTATCCTTGGCGGTCTCTTTAGGTTTGTAAGAGAACTGCGTGACCTTCCACATCACCATATCTCTCCATGCACCGAAGAACCTTGGCACCGATAGGGGATTGACCAGCTTGGCTAGGCCGTAAGCATCGACAGGACTTTGTGCAGCGGGTGTACCCGTCATCATCCAGAGCCAGCTGTCTTCTTTGACTATCTTGTTGAGGGTCTTCCAACGCTTTGTCTGCGCGTTCTTGTAGTGAGTGGCTTCATCTACAATAAACAGATCAAACCCACCTGCAGCGATCTCGTCTTTGACCACCTCGACGCCATCGTAGTTAATGATGACGAACTCGGCACCGCTGTTGATGATCTTCTTGCGCTTCTCTTTGCTCCCGTGGGCTACGTCTACTGTGCGGTGCATAGCAAAAGAGAACAGGTCATTGCGCCACGCGCTGTCCATGATCGACAGGGGGCAGATAACCAACACGCGTTTAACCTTGCCTTGGGTCATCAGGTAGTCTGCCGCCCATATGGCCGATGCAGTTTTCCCTGTGCCCTGCTCGTTAAAGCAGAAGGACTTCTTGTTCAGCGTCATAAAAGACGCGGTATCTTTCTGGTGATCGAACGGCTTGTACTGGCCCGGCCAGCTGTACCGCTTTGTAATCGGCGACGGCGCGTTTATGTTTAACGAACGCAGAGATAGAACTTCGTCCAACCCCCACTTTACGACAACCTTATTCATAGGTAGCTCCTTGCTATTGGGGATAGCTGTTGTGATTTGCTTTGGGTTACGTACCCGCAGCATTATTGCTTTATCCCGCAAAATTTCCATGTTGTTCTCCGTGGTAGTGAGCCACTACCCTTTTTTCTTAGGGCTGCTCATAGCACCACCCGCTGCTCGGTTCTTCTTACGGCTCTGTACGGTTACTCCGTTCTTATTGCTGCCGCCTTTGCTCAACGCCTTCTTGTGGGCGATATCCTTGCCTTCACGCTTATCGGCTTTGCCATTCTTGTTGGCATCCTTGCCGGTCTTATCCATCTTGCGCCGCGCACGTTGCCGCTCCATGCGAGCTTCATGCTCCCCTCGTGCCTTCTGCTGCTGGTACTCTTTCTTGTACGGGCGGGGTTTATTCACATATGGCATCAGTTTGCTCCGTTATGGGGACACTCTACTACTTGGCAGTAGCGTTTGCACAGGCCAGACGGTTTAGGATTCCAAACATCCACCTCAAACGCTTTCTCCATCTTAGCATAGTTTGCCAACCATTTGCTCCAAAGAAGTTGCTCTAAGTCGATTTCATATTCGGCTTTGACGAGGCTCTTGGCTACCACAAACAGCAACCCTGCATTTAGCTTTGTGACCTTCGGGTAGTGCTTGAAGATCGTCAGTGCCATCAACTCAAGCTGACCCTTGTCAGCATACTTGGAAGACTTGCCCGTCTTGTAGTCGATGATCCAACCCGTGCCAGTGTCCTCGTCGATGATCGCAAGGTCAACGATACCACGGAACCATACATCTTTAGCAAAGAAGCTGCAGGGTTCAAGGTCAGCGGTCAGGCCTAGCTTCTGTTCGACAATCTTCTTACCCGGCTTACGGTTCAGTGCATCTAGTGTCGGCTTGATGAAGTCAAACTTGGCAGGGATAGGAGTGCCTTCGCCGATGTAATCCTCACACGCCTTGTGAAAATCAGTACCGTAGCGCATGGCCTCAGTCTCTTTGAACGGATACTGCTTGAGTACCTTCTCGTGATAGAACTGTTTGGGGCAGGTCTCGAAGGCTTTGATCCGGCTGAAGGACCATGGCGCTGCTTTACTCATATTAATGCACCACGTGCAAATGTTTGTATGGCCGCATGTCGTCAAACGTAACTGTGAATGTAATCCCGTCTTTAGTGTAGTCAGTCTCTAACAAGTAAGCATCCTCATGCCCACAGTGGGGGCATTGGCTCTCGACACGAGGCACTTGTGTCTTGCTCGGGGGATGACCCGTTGTCTCCGTAAACTTATCACAAACCCTACAATCTGTTATCGTGTTAAACGCTTTAACAACTTCGGTTTTTTCATGGGATTTTATAGTCCAAATCTCTTGGATCGGCCCCAAACTTTGACGGGCTTCCCGCTGCTCCTCGGTAAGATCAAACTTTGCGCAAGTCTGCTTTTTTGTAAGCGGCTTGTCAGAATATATAACTTTTTTCATTCACAATCTCCATATGATTTGCCCGTGCCGCTCTCACAATCGACGGGTAGGCCTGCGGCCCAATCGGGTGTCCACCGCATACATCTCTCCACGTACGCCTGTGCTTCAGTTACTTCTTCGTCAGGTACACAGCATACAATCGAGTCGTGAACTGTCAACACCACTTTGTATTTCTTATTAATTCGTAGCATTTGCTCACCTATTATGCAGCGAGCTATCGCTTGGCACACGTTCTCAATTACCTTACCGCCGTACAACCTCGAACGCCCCCGGCGGACCTTGTACGAGTATTCGAATCCCATTTCTGACTTCTCGCCGTGCAGCTCGGGGTAAAATATTTTCAGTCCACTCGGCACGATCAACGCCTGATCTGCGGCGTCAACGGTGATGACACCCTTCTTACCGAACGCCATGGCGCGATTGTTGGCGAGGTTCTTCACCATGTTGTTGGCGTCTCTCCAGACTTGGCTGATCTTAAAGTTAGCCTCGCGGTAGATAGAGATGATCCGCTGCGCTTCTGCCTCGGATACTTCAAACCCAAACGTCTTTAGCTGCATGCCAAACTTCTCAGCCCCCATGCCGTAGCCAGCACCTAGAATTGTAGTCTTGCCGACGAACCGCTGATCCTTGGTCACGTCTGCTACAGCCACGTTGTATATACTGGACGCCATATACTTATACACGTCCTCACCTCTAGCGAACTGATCTACAAGATCGTTCTGCCCTGCGAACCATGCCAGCACTCGCGCTTCGATTTGAGAGGAATCGGCTTCGACAACTGTGTAGCCCTCGGGAGCAATGATCGCCTTCTTTAGCTTCTTACCATTCGGCCCACGGCTCGGCAGGTTTTGCAGATTAATCTTATCTGCCCCGCCCCACCTACCAGTGTGCGCTGCGTAATACCGTACGGGTACTGGGAGCAGCCCACGTTTAGCTATACCTATAAACCTCTCTGTGCGTGTCTCTTCTAGAGTAGACTTGTTGCCCAGACGTGCCGCTACTAAAGACTGCACCCGATCATCTTCGTGTTCCTGCAACGCCTTGAACGCCTCGTCACTCTTGGCAAAGGCATAGGTCTCCTTGCCTGTCGTCAGGCTGGTTTTCATCGGTGGCTCTACACCGAGGTCTCGCAGCATATCGGCAAACTTGGGGTTGGACATCAGGTCTTTCTTGTCCTCTACCCCTGCGTCTACCAACAGTTTATCCTTGCGGTCACGGGTGTCTTCGAGATGTTGTTCCAACAACCCAATGTCGAGGTCGAGTACAGGGTCAATAAACATACGCAGTGTAACGTCTATTAACTTGAGTTCCTTTCGGGGGAAGTTAGCCCCCATGATTTTGAACAGCTTGTAGGTCAGCTCTACATCTTGGATGCAGTACTCCCCGTACTTCTCAGCTTCTTCTGCAGTGAAATCGGCGCGGCGTTTGCCCTTGGCAGCAAGTACCTCGAACCCCTTCTGGCCGATACCGTAGCGTTCTGACAAGGCTCGCAAGGATGCGCCTGTCTCCACTCCATGCAAAGCTCTACCCATATTCATAGTGTCGAACCACACCTTCGGCTTCACGCCGTAGCGCCAACTCAGGATGGCACCGTCGAACATCGTGTTCTGCGCAAGTATAGCAGAGTCA